TAACCATCTTATTATTGCTGCTGTCAAAACAAATTGATGAGTAACTGGTCGTCTGATTATTAAAAACAACTGCTGTGCCGTAGCTAATTCCTGTATCACTAACAGTGCCGACAATAGCTGTACCGTGCATTGAATTTCCTACATCGGTGTAGGCTATAACAATTTTATTATTGCTGGTGTCACAAGCTATCGAAACATCGCCTTGCCCTGAACCAATATCAGCAGCCTCAAAAACAACGGGCGAACCTACTGCTTGTGTAACAGTCCCTACCTGAGTAACAGTCCCGCTTGCATTCATAATGACAGGCGCTTTTGACGCTATCCCACTGCCACTATCGGTAGCCGTTATTTGTTTGGCACTAGCTCCCGCAGGGAGTAGGTCACTTAGGTTGCTCATGAAGTGTACTCCAAGTTAATTGCTGTCGCGGAGAGAGCTTTACCCGCCTTGACGCTACTGCTCACTGTACTTATCGTCCCATCGTCTTGGACGTAGTAATCGCTTGCGGGAGTAAGTCCTGTAACACTGGTAGATATACCACCTTTAATTGTTACGTTGCCAGAGGCCGTGTCAGATATAGCTGCGTCCGTTATGCCTATGAAATTTGAGATAGGAAAACCGGATGCGTTATAAGTTACAGCCGTTCCTTTGTCTGAGTTTCCAGAATCTTGATAAGAAACAATTACTTTATTGGCAGTGGAATCAAACGCAGTAGAAAGAAATTTTGTATTGTCATCCGCAGCAGGAGAATTTATAGCGATAGAAGTACCAAAACTTATAGAAGTGCCAGAAACAGTTCCTTCTATAACTAGAGCGTTAAAAATAGAATTACCCGCCCAATAAGCTATGATGATTTTGTTTGCATTAGAATCAAAACAAGCCGAAGTATATTTGGTTTCATAAGGGCTGTTAAAGGCTACGGCTGTGCCAAATGAAATAGAAGTCCCTGACACCGTTCCCACAATAGCTGTACCCGCAGGAGTTCCAAGCTCTGCATATGCTATAACAATTTTATTTGAACTAGAATCAAATGCTACCGATGTATAATTGTTATTAGCCGCTAAATAAACTACAGGAGTGCCAAAACTTATACTGGTTCCGCTAACCGTTCCAATAATTGCGTTTCCCGCAGTTTGGGCTCTATAAGCAATAACAATTTTATTTTCATTAGTGTCATAAGCTGCTGAAGTAAAATCAGTAGCAACGCCATTCCAAGCTACCGCAGTTCCAAAGCTGATAGAAGTACCACTGACTTTTCCAACAATAGCTGTACCGTATTGTAAGTTCCCATTATCTTGATATGTAATAACTACTTGATTCGTATCTGAGTCAAATGCTGATGACAGGTGAGCTATCGCAGCACTCTCAAAAACTACTGGTGTTCCAAAGCTTATAGACGTACCAGAAACAGTTCCAACTACAGCATAACCGTGATCAGATATTCCATTGCTTCTATAAGAAATAATAATTTTATCGGTACTGGGGTCAAAGTTAAGTGCTAACTCATACATAGCGTAAGCAGTAAAATATGTGCGACTACCAAAAGTTATAGACGTTCCAGAAACAGTCCCAACTACAGCATAACCCGCATAACTAACATCTGGATCAGCATAAGCTATAACAACTCTGTTATTTGTAGGGTCATATACAATCCCTGTTGTGTAAATATTATCATCTTGAAAAAGATTTTTACCCCCTGCTTGAGCAGACATGGCTTTAACCTTGCCATCACTGGTTAGCCCTACAGCTTGACCGTTGGATAACGTACCACTCGCTACAAAACTTACTTGCTTCCCCGCTCCCGCAGGAAACAGATCGCTTAAATTTGTCATCCTGTGTAATCCTTAATATTAATCTGTGTGGTCGTTATGGCTTGACCGATAAGTTGACCACCTGTAGACGTTGTGATTGTCCCGTCTGTCTGAACGTAGTAATCAGAACCTACAGTAAGACTTGACTGCACCTCGTTCCTAGAACCCCAAGTGTTAATCGTGCCTGTCGCTGTGTCGCTGATGGCTCCAGAGGCAATGCCTAAGAGGTTGGTCGAGGTGAGGTTTGTGGATGTAGAAGCGGGTTGGTATACAATAGATTCTGCCACAGTACCGCCGCCTTGATCGCTAAACCCTATGAATGTAGTGCTTTCGCCTACGTTTTCACAATTAAATTGATTCTGAGTATTTGAAGAGTTATAGGTAAGTGAGTTTGCAACAGAAAAAGTTCCGCCACTAAAAGTGCCATCATAGATTTTGCCGTAAGAATCAGAGGTTCTATAGGTAATCTCAGTGATATTAGCCGTAGCATTGTAGCTTGGACGAACATAAGCAGTGCCACTAGCACTAAAATCTAAAGTTTGATTAACAGTTAGAGTACCTCCTGCTGAAGACGGCGTACAAATTAAGGCTTTACCAACGCCTCCCGTTTCGGCAGTGACAATAACTTTCTGTTCCGTAGAATCATAAGTAATACCCACATATGAATTCACAGTGGAAGCTAGAATTTTTGTTTGCGCCCCAAAACCTATAGTATTAGTCCCCCCGCCCGTAGTATTTCCGACCACTGACCAAAGATTGTTTGAATCATTTGCGTATACATAAACGCAAACAGGGGCGTTCAAGTTAGAATCGTAAGTTGCAAATATTTTAGAAGCAATGCCTGTGCTACCCGCAAAGTTGTTAGTTGTTCCATAAGAAACGGTTGTTCCACTAACTTGTGCTACTCTTGCGTATTGACCACTAGAACCTTCCCAAAAGACAACAAACCTATCCACGCTAGTGTCGTATATAAGCGCAACTTGGTAGTTACCGCCCCCGCTAAAATTAACCGCAGTGCCAAAAGATATAGTCGCTCCTGCGCCAGTTCCACTGACTGTGCCTAGAGTAAGAAAACCGTTGTTATCAGCAATTCCTACTTGATCAGTATCAGGATCATAAGCAATGCTAAAATAATAAGGAGTTCCACCTGATGCTTGAATTTTTTGTGAAGCACCATAAGTCACAGTGGTTCCTGATATCGTTCCCACAACGGCGTGGGGGAAGTTGCTGTCGGAAGAATCTCTAAAAGCGAGAACCACCTGTCCACCGCCAATACCAACGGCTGAAATTACTCCGGGGTTTGTGGTAGTGGCATCAAAAGCAACTATTGAGCCTACCGATTGAGAAACACTACTTTCACTAATCGCTGTTACCGTCCCGCTTGCATTCATAATGACAGGCGCACCAGAACTAATAGCTCCGTCAGCTACAAAGTCCGTATTATTTTGACCGCCGCCAGCAGGAAGCAAGTCGGCTAAATTGCTCATTTACACGCTCCAACCAATGGTTCCATTTATGTAGGTCATCACAATTTCTGCAAAGTTTTTATCAAAAGTTAGATTAGTATTAGAACTGGCTATTTTGCTTGAGTTACGATCTACCGTAAAACTTGTAGTGGCAGCAGCTCCAGTTCCATCCTTGATGGTTACCGTGTCACCAGCAGATGGGCTAGAAGGCAACGTAATAGTAATGCCTCCCGCTGTAACTACAATATAGTCTCGATTAACCGCAGCGTAACTTGTGCTTTTAATAAGCGGAAATACAGCACCAGAACCCCCATTAGCAAAAGGTAATACCCCTGTTACATTGGCAGTAAGATCACAATATTGAGTGCCTGTTGATCCTGTTCCACCATTAGCAGTAGGAAGCGTCCCTGTTACATTAGCAGCAAGGTCACAATATTGAGTGGCTGTAGAACCTGTTCCACCATTAGCAATTGCTAATGTTCCTGCTACTGTAATCGTGCCGCTAGAAGTTATCGGGCCGCCAGAAGTGGTAAGCCCTGTAGTACCACCTGATACGTTTACTGAAGTAACTGATCCACTTGCGGCAGTAGGGCTTGCGTCATAAACGGCTGCACCTGCACCTGCTCCATCGGTATAGACCATTTTCTTTGTGCCAGTAAGCACATCTACAGTAGCTCCGGAGCCTTGCTTAATAGTTATAGTTTGGCCCCCAGTAGTAGCATTTTCAATTATCCATACTTTAGATACAGTGTCAGGGCCAAGCGTTAAAGTTCGTGTGCCAGTTAAAGTTACGCCAGAGGTAAACTTTAAATACATGGCCCGTGTGCCATCTGCTGTAGCATCTGGCATTGTAAAAGTTTCATTAGCGTCAGAAGCAACAGCTTTTGTGCCGTAACCTAAACCGTCACCAATTAGCTCTAAATTAGTATTTGTACTTGTACCCCAAGTACCGTCTTCATCACCTGTAGTGATTTCTTTTAATCTTAGGTTATTTACATATGTTGCCATTGTTAAATTCCTATCTTAGTTATGCTGCTTTGTCTTCAACCCAGTTAGCTGTTTGAGATGGCATAATTTCTCCCCATCCTGCACTTTGAGAAGGAGTAAGACCTGCCCATCCTGCATCTTGAGAAGGCACTATATTACCCCATATTAATACTGTTCCTACTTCTCCTGTAGTTTCTACTCCTGTGGGTGAAACAATAGCACCTGTTTCTACAGTTGTCGTTCCTACAAACGGCGTAGCTACTACTCCAACTACATTTACATCTACGCTTGTAATTGCATTTGCATTACCTAAATGAGTAGTTGCTTCTACTCCGGTAAGATAAACAGTGAACGGATATTCTACATCTACCGTACCTATTTCTCCGGTAGCTACCACCCCTGTTAATTCTTGTGCAGCATCTCCACCAACAGATACTACACCTAAATGAGTGTTACTTAAAACTCCAGTAGGTGAGGCTATGGCCTGAGCCGCTACAGTAGGTGTGCCTAACGCAGAAGTAGTAGATACTCCTGTTACATCAAATACAAGATCAAATTCTAAAGTGACAGTACCTAATTCGGTGGTAGCGCTTACTCCACTAGGGGTAATAATACTCCCTGTATCTACTTGGGTATAAGCTTCACCCCATCCACCCCTGCCAAAGTAACCGATACCCCATCCGCCACTTGTGTAACCGTTAGCTTCCACTCCTGTGACATTAATGTGGACGCCCGTCCCTGTAACTACCTCAATATATTCTTTAGTACCCCAGCCTCCTCGCCCAAATGCGTTTAGACCCCAACCACTGTTCGGCCCCACCGCACCTATAAGGTGGGGAAGGCCAGATGTGCCGTATGGGGCAGTACCATATGTTGCACGCCCAAATCCAGCAAGATGGATGGTGACATCTGACATCTAAAACCTCTACGCTAAACGGATTATTGCATTACTAGCGTCTGCTGTAGGCATTACAATCTTAAAATCACCTGCACTAGAAGTTTTATCTGCACCAAAATCTAACACCGCTATAGCAGGGTTAGTTCCTCCGTTGTACAGATAGATAAGCGCACCACGAGAAGTAATACTAGCACTCGACCATGTAACGTCATCAAAATCTAAAAAGGCAGTAGTGCCAGATGTAGTAGGATGCGTGCCTATAGTTAAAGTTTTTCCTAACGCCGTATAACCTGTTCCTGTTACTTCGTCACTTGTAGTGTACGCAGTAGTAGCAGCTCCTAATGTAGCACTAGAAGTATATAAAGCTATTTTAAATACTTGTCCTGTACCACTACTAAAATTAAAAGTACCGTCTAAAAGCCCTTGTTTAAACGAAGTACACATAGCCTGACTTATTGCCATTTTTTATCTCCTTAACTGGGGTTTTGGCTTGAGATTCTATATTGACCGTCTCTATAAACATCTCGCCGCATTTTACTGTCGCCAAGATTTTTTAATAGTGCTAGGGACTGTCCGTACATTTGTTGGTACATAGCAACCAAATCTGGTTCGCCTTTTAGAAAACGAATTGCTTCTACTAACGCTCCATTAAGCAGTGCAGAATCAAACTCATTTCCTAACCATGTAGTACCTGCTGTTACTATAGAGGTAGGATAATATCCATAATGAAGCTCAGTAGTATAAGCTGCATCAGGAGTTGGCCCTAATATAAAAGCCGTATCATCAAAATACCCGTAATGTTGAGGTTGTGCCGTTGTATTTGGGTTAGGGTATGCCTCTCGCATAAAGTTAGTATCTTTGTTTAGTAAAAAATGAGAGTCCCCACTACTGTCTGTAATAGCTAAAGAAAGTGGATAAAGAAGGTCAGTAGGGAAAACTAGATACCGATTACCTATACTCATTACACCAGACATATTTTTACGTAAAGCAGGTATTTGAACAGTGTTGTATATTTTCTGTTCAGCTTGTTTTGTAAACATAGCGTACTGATCGGCTGTAAATGAGTTTTCACATATATCAGCAATATTGTCTTTAAGTTCGGTATAGTTCATTTACTACCCCATTGGCCCTCTTGCCATTGTGCCTTTAGTTGCAGCTCCAGTTCCACGAACCTTAATGCCGCTGGTTTTAACGTCCTTAGTCATATACTCAGATATATTCACTTTATTAGGTCGTACTTTGTATTGCTCACTACTTATATTAGTTTTCTTACCCATACATCACCTCTTCTTAGGGAATCCCCGTTTCATATTTTTATACGCTTTAGGGCTAACTGTACTATTTTTCTTAGAACGGCTAGTCCCTGCTTTTTTCCGCGCATTAATGTTGTCGTACAAACCTCGTTTTTTCATGGTGTTGTCTCTACTGTTACTGTTCCAATAAATCCCGTACTTATAATCGGCCCATTTTCCGTAGCGGGTTGTAAGTAAGCTCGACTTTCAGGATACCCTGCAAAATCTGGCCTAGGGTCACGTACTGCTTGAGGGTCGTTAATAGGGAACGTTCCCAGCATTAACTGTGGCTGCCCCGGATTCCAACACTCTGGACATGCTTTAATATCAGTTTCTATATTTTTAACTACTAACCTTTTTAGTTCACGTAGCTTATAACGAAACCCGCAAATATCACATTCTGCAATAGAGTTTTTAGCTGACGCATACCTGCTTGTCACTTATAACTCCCGTACGCGAGGCACTAAACTTAGTGTAGCTTTTTCTCTATCTTCACCCGCAGCTAAATCCCATGCCTCTTCGTACGCCTCTTTTAACATAGGCAACCTAGGCATTAGATCAGGGTCTTTCATAGCAACATAGTAAGCTAACCCTGCTACTAAACATGGCAAAAATCTAAAGTTAACATCAGGAGTTTGAACACCACTACCTGCGTCTTGAACTCTACGCATCCTCCAATACCGAAATATATAATAAGGAGAAGGCACAGTTCCTCGGTCAGGAATAGGCCAAAATGTTACTTTAGGGTTATCTCTGGCTCTATCTACCTTGACTTGTATAGGACGCGATTGTGTTAATTTATTAGGGATAGATGCATACGTAGGAAAACTTATTCTGGTAACTGTTAAATCGCTTTGTGTAGAAACATTACCGTCACCCGTACGTATAACCTGTTCCATAATATCAATCGTGTCGGCAGGAAGATCGTAAGTAGCAGTACCTTGTACGAGGTTTATAGTTCCTTCCTCTATAGTCCACATATTAATCCCACGATTCTGCCATTCTATAGTCATTAAATTCATTGACCGTCTGGCAGTACGTAAGTCATAACCTGACCGCATTTCGCGCCCTGCACGTTCCCACGCTTCTTCAGCGATCTCAGTAAAATCCATATTGAATGTAGCAGTGCCAGAAGTTGCCATTATGTATGTTTACCTTTTGTATGACCTTGTTGCGCTATACCATCAGCACGTTTAGACACATCAGCCTGTACTACTTTTGTAGTAGTTTTAGGGGGAACTGCACTCATTAACCTAGGAGTGCTTGTACCTACCACTGTCATTCCCGGTTTGTCAGGTGGTTTTCTTTGCTCTTTTTTAATTTTGCCAGCCATGTTTTAGCGCCCTCTTCTTTTTACCGGGCCTTTCTTTTTAGCGCCTACTTTGCCGCCACCGCGCATTTTGTTTGTCATGGTCATACCACCAGCACGCATTTTTTTGGTAGCACGTTTTTTTACTGGGCCTTTCTTTTTAGCACCTTTCATCTTTTAATCTCCTGTAAAATTTATTACGTAATTTATACATCGGTTCTACATCGTACTCTTGGAAATACTTATCGTAATAGCCAATAAGTCTTAATTTCTCCGCAGCTTGTTCCAATTTGGAAAGCCGCTGCACAAACACTAATGCGTATTCAGTATCTGTTTCCGGTTCAAACTCTTCGCTATCTAATAACTCTTGTTCATCATCGTCAGGGTGAAACCCCATAACCCATAAGTCTTTGTCTTTATACGTATTTCTAGAAATACGTTTGTTAATTATGTCATTATACTCATGAAATTTGTCTTCTCTCTTTATAAACAAAGTATCAACTATAATGACTAAATCTTTGCTGTCGTCCCAATTTTTCAACGTATAGGAAAGTAACTCGTAAGACTTTTTTTCTTTAAAAACTATGTCAACTTTACCTTCTCTCCATGCTGCTTTTGCATAGGGACACGCTGGTATGCCGTTAAACTCTGGGTTACGTGGTTCTAATACGTACTTAGACCACCCCTTAATTTCTCTAACTATTCCTGTTTTCTCTTGTTGGCTAATCATTTTTTTCTTAGCAGGAATCTTTAGTCATCGACGAACTGTGCCTTATAAGCTTGTTTAACTAAAGTATCTTTTCGTTCACGACGATCTAACTCTACGCCAAAATCACGAGCAAATTCTTCTAACTCTACTTTAGTCATTTGGTTCAATTCGGCTTTGGTAGTTTCTTCAACTTCCTCCACCTTTACGGGCTTTGGGGCAGGTTTAGTTGCTCCTTTAGCACTTACTCCTGTAACAGTTACTGCTTCGTCTTTTTTAGAAGCACCACCACCCATAGCCTTTAGTTTTGCTTTAGCGTCGTTTTCTCGCATAGGGTCAAACACTACAATGTCATACTCCCCATCTGCGTTCTTAAAACCTATTTGATACACAGGTTCTCCAGTAGAAAATGTGCCGTTCTGAAACATTTCTAATTTAGATTTAGCCATAATGTGTTTTTACCCTCGTTTCCTCGCAATTTTAGTAAGCCCACGTTGTGCAACACCGTCACAACTTACTTTACCGCCCATGTTAAATTTCTTCTTTCTACCTTTGTCCATAGTAGATACGTCAGAATATTTACGTTTCTTGCCTTTTTTCTCCATAGCCTGAGCTTCGTCACGCCTAGATTTAAGGTTTTGTTGCCCTTTAGTTTTGTTGCGAGAGCCTAAAGATTCATCCTGACGAGCGTTATATCCCTGTTTTTTAACTTTTCCACCCTTTGCCATACGCGTAGCTTCGTACTCTTTTTCCCTGTTTATGCGTCTACGTTCAGCATCCGTATTACTTCCCGTTCTGTTACGTATTCTATAATCTTCATCATCAAGATTACGCATAACTCGTTTAGCATGTGCTTTACTAGGCATACCGCCCTCCTTAAAAGTTTTACCTTTGTCTGCTTTAGCAAACTCTTTACCCACACTTTGTGGGACTCCCGCTTTCTTAGCAAACTTAGGGCTGTTAGCTACTGCCGCCATAAATTTAGCTTGTTTCTTAGTTTTACTAGGCATTATCCGTACGTCTTGGTAACGGTTATAACCAGTAAATACGTATCCCCTGCGGTAGCTCCAACGGTAGTAACTACAATATCTCCCGTCTTTCCTGCTCCACTATTGTTAGGAATACCAAAGTCTGAAAAATCCATAGTATCTTCCCAATCTTGCGGAAGATTTAATAAGGGTACGTCCGTAGTTGCGTCCCACAATAACTCCACACCCATACCTATATTAGAAAAAGTTATAGTCTGAAGAGTAACTCCAGTACACGCTTTTCCAGTTTTGGGGTCAGGAGCTAAAGAAGAAACGTCAATTAAAACCGCCGCAGCTTGTCCGGTTCCGTCACTAATATTAGTAAACTTTAGGATAGCTGTACGCGCCCCGTCTTGAATTGTCTGGCTTGTAAGCGCATCTGCCATAATTTTCTCCGTAAAAGCGGGGCGAACCCCGCTATATATTAACCACTAAAAGGAGTTGCCAAAGTACCACTACCAAGGTTTACACCTTGAATATGATATTTGTTTGCGGCTATAGCAGTAATTGTAAATTCTGTTCCTGCTACACCGCCTGTAGTAGTTCCGTCAAAGACTAAAGCGTTATTGCTAGAACCATTTGGCTCAAATACATGGACAAGACCTAAACCTGCTTTGCCCTGAACTATAGAGCCTGTAAACAAATTGGTCGCCGTAGTCATTTGAATAGTGGTGTTAGCGCCAGAAGAAGTAAGAAAAATAAACTTATAGCTAATTCCTACATTACTAAGAGTATTTGGCTCTCCACCTTTATGGTACGGCCCAGCAGATTTAACAGGTGTGTCGCTGTTAATCGTAGGTAACGTAAGGGTAAGCGTAGAGTTATTGATAAGAATTGTCTTACCTGCGTGATCAGTAGGGTTAATTACAGTATCAGCAGTAAGCGCTACTACGGAAAATGGGCCTTGGGAGTAAAACCCACCCATTGAACGAACTGGGCCTTGAAAAGTGGTTAAAGCCATCTTTAATTCCTCTCATGCGAGTGGTGATGTCTGTCTGCATGAAGTCAGCCGAGTCTGTCAGACACCGTAAATGTTCTCGGAAAATGTTTGTGAATATATATCACGAGCCTTTATTTATTGCAATAAAAAGCCCCGCACAAAGGCGGGGCCAAAAACGTGTGGGATCGTTTTTGTAGGGGGAATCTAGCTCGCCCCCGGTGACCCATAAATACCTAATGGATCAGATACACCAAAGGAGTATCTTTCACGAGCTTTGTATCGGCTATTGCCTGTGTCAAAGTCGCCATCCATAGAGGTTTGCATGGGAGTACGGGTGAAGTGCTTGAGACCGTTAGGTACATCAGTCAACATATACCACCTATTGGGGTCAGTTAAATAATGATTAACAGTCCACCCCTCAGGTACAGTACCGTTATTACGCATCGCATTGATGTCGTTATCGGCTGTACTTGGGCGTAGCTCACTATCCATTAGCCTTGTTGCTACAAACTGCAACGCCGCAGGGATAATTAACTTACGAGGTTTAGCTGCAATCAACAACCCACGCTCGTCTGTCCATCCAGCAATCTGAATAACACCCGCTTCTAAAGAAGTTTCGTTTAAATCAGCGCCAGTAGTTGGACGGTTAGAGTTAGTGCCACCAGACACCAAAGGGTGTGCAGTAGAACAAAGTGGTTGCCCATCACCATAAGTAGTACCAGCAGCAAACGCATTATTTAAAATAGCTGCGCCTTTAGTCTGCTTGGTATACGCCATAGCCCTAGCTAGAGCTTTAGTGTATCTACCTGATAATGAATCATACAAGTTATCCTCAATTGCCTCTTCGGTAAGTGAGAATCCCATAGCTACCGTTTCATGCACATATCGTGCAGTCCACGCTTCTTGGGCGTTATCATAAGCAATCGCAGCGCCTTCGTTTTTAACTGGGGCGGCACTAAAGCCTGATAACTTAACTTCTTCCTCGAAAGAACGATCAGAAGCTTCAGTTTCAAAGACTTCTTGAGTTTCGTCCGTATATTTTGCGTACTCCAAACCAAACAGAGCGTTAAGCCCCGGTAGGAGTTCCTTCATTAATTGCGCTCTTGAAATAGCCATTTGTCAGACCTCCTATACGCCAGTAGCGTTGTTGTACTGGTGCATACCTGCGTTCCACTTAACAATAAGCTCAGGGTACGCATCAGCAGCAGTTGCGGTTGCAGGAACAACATCTACTACCCTTACAGGTAGCGTGTTAGTGGTGGCAGCGGAGGTAGAAAGAACAGCTACTCTTGAGTCGCCTGTGTTTGCATCTCCAGCATTCTGTACTAAAGACATATTGTTACCTATAACAGTACGTCCTACAGAAGCAATAGTAGTAGTGCCAGACACTACAGCTACTTGGAAAAGCGCATCAGGATCATCAATTACATAAGCTGAAAGATCGTCTGCTGTTGTATTTGCTGGGTAATACTGGCGGTTAATAAAACCAGACACAGAATCTGTGTAAGAAACACCTAGAAAGATACCCATAGGGGTAGCAGTCGTGGTTCCTGCGTCTTTTTCTATCGTACCGTCATTAATTATTTTAACCAGATCGCCATTAAAAATGCTTGTGGCATAGCCTGAAGCAATTTTAAAGTGCCGAACTGATCCCGCAAACACTCTACCGCCAATCAAATTGATTGGCTTTAGCCCGTATGGGCCAGATACAGTGGGATAAGCCATTATTAGCTCCTTAT